GTTGGACCCGGGTCCAGCGCCATGAATCGCTTTGCACACAAAAACCCGTGCAAAGTGTTTTTCACCCAATGATCTAAATTCGATCTAGGAAAACAGAAATGGCAACTGCAAAAAAATCGTCCGACCTTGGCAATTTTTGCCCCAACTCTTAGTTGGTTTACCAGCAGCTAACTAAACGCGTCTTCTAAGGAGGGATCCGAATGTCGGGAAGTTTTGTTGGGAAGCATACTCCTCGGATAGATAGCTATCCCCGTCAGGGGTATAGCGGCTATCCGGGTGCGTTGTCTCCTAACAACTCTCTCAACTCTGGACCTGCTTTCATTTGGATGAGAGGCTATACGTCTTATCAGACGGCTAACTTCAAACGAGTGAAGCAACGCGATCTGCCCGCAAACGTGTTCTACAGTTACACCTTCGTTCTGAAGGATAGCCGTGGACAAGTTCAGCGGAAGAGTGACAATTTCATCTGGGAAGGGTATGGCCAGAAAGTCATGTCTACGAGCTTATCAGCTCTCAAGGCTATTGACCAAAATGGTTCATACTCAACACAGGTGATGAATGACGCTCTTATGATGTGCATGAAACGCATGGGAAATATCAATTTCAATGCTGCTCAGGCCTTTGCAGAGAGGAAACAGACTGCCAACATGCTAATCAAGACTGTTAATCGGTTCGTGACATTCGCCGTTCTTTTCAGAAAGGGGAATTTCAAGGCCGCTAACAAGATCTTGGCTGGTCGTGACGGTTTGTTTGGCGCCAAAAGCGTCTTACTGCCGAAACGGAAAAGAGAATTTCTAACCCGAGAGCACTTCGCCAACGCTTGGCTTGAGTACTCTTATGGCTGGAAACCTCTTGTTGGAGATATCTACGGTGCTGCTGCTCTGCTTGCAGAGTCTTACAGCGTCCGTAGACCCCAGCGAGCGACTGCTACCAAAATATTCACGCGCGTTGAGAATCTATCTTATGGTCCGACCGAAGGCCTTCGTGGCACTGGGTCGGTTACCTCGGTATATTCTGCAAAGTGCGTTTTATATTGGGAAGTCGCAAGCTACACCCGCGACAGGCTTAAGTCTACTGGTCTTACCAATCCTGCTCTCTTGGCCTGGGAGCTTCTTCCGTATTCCTTTTGTATCGACTGGATTCTTCCCGTCGGTACTTATCTGGAAGCGGTTGGAGCATCTACAGGTCTAGAGTTCGTGAAAGGTTCTAACAGTTTACGTACAACCTGGAACGGTTCCGCAACGTCGTCGAGTGATAACAGTATATATCGTTTGACGGGTTCTTTCTCAGCACAGTTGGAGGCCGCGCAACTATATAGGGTTAAGTATCTTGCTTTCCCCTCAGTTCCGCTTCCTTCTTTCCGTATGGGATTGAATCTGCCACAAGTTACATCTGCTATCTCTCTTCTACAACAACTCTTTACGGGTAAAGTTACCCGTCGCTAAAGGAACCCCTAAATGGGTGCTATCACTAACATCACGCTCACGGATGCCGAATCGACGCCTGTGACGCATACTTTCAACCCAGCCCGTCAGGGTCTTGTTGGCCGTGACAGCGTCGCGGACTTCGAGGATCGTGCAGCAAACTCCGGCATTGCCGTGGGTTTCTACAAGATCCAGACGAAGTTCTCGCGCCCGTCCGCGGACCGCAAGTCCTACAAGGTTGGGGTGAAGATCTCGACTCCGATTCTGGAGACTGTCTCGAACAGCACGGTGTCCGGCATTGCGCCGGCCCCGACTGTTTCGTACATCCCCATGGTCAGTCTCGAGGTGGTGATCCCTGAGCGGTCGTCTCTGCAGGCTCGTAAGAACCTGCGGAAGATGGTTTACCAACTGTTGAACGATACTACTATTGTCAACATGGTCGAGAACCTTGACGTACCCTACTAATGTAGGGTGACGTCTAAGCGGAATACTTCTGTGAAGTATCTCGTTGTTCTCGCGCTCATCATTGCAACTTCAGCAGTTGCAATTTTTGCACTTTCGGTGCAGAAGGATCATCGTTATGCGATACCACAACAACAAAGTCTCCAACGAGGAGAGACAGGAAATTCTGAACAAACTGAGTGAGTTTGCATCCTCAGGTCAAGGACCGGAGTTTGCTTCGCTCACTAAAAGCTTGTTTAAGAAATTTGTCCCTCCAGGCCCAAAACAAAAACACCTTGAAGAGGTTGCTTTAGCAAAATTTCTTGAAACAGAAATTCGCTGTAAGCAAACAAATCATCGTGTCCGATGCCACTGGAGTAGTCATGGTGACTACTCGTCTTCCAATATAATCCATATTGCGAAGAGAAAAATAAGTGACATTCTGGGCCGCTTCTCGATAGAGCAAATGTTGAACCTTAGCCGCTTTGGCCCTGGTTCGACTTATGCTTGTCGAGGTGAAGACGTTTCGAAGTCGAGGAAGTTTAGTCTTAAAGACGTGACTCCCGAATTCAACAGCCTCGCAAGAGGTTTGTTAGCAGACTACCCCCTTTGGTCCAACGCCTTAACGGACTCAGATCTTCCGATCTGTCCGCTCTTAGATGTTGTTCCTGGGGCTCGTCTTGCCTTTGTGCCGAAGGACACACAGACTGATCGTACCATACTTGTTGAGCCAACTATCAATAGCTGGTTCCAACAAGGCATTGGTCGCTCGATTCGTCGTAAACTGTTTGATAAAACAGGAGTTAACCTCGATGATAATTCTCTAAATAAGAGACTTGCTCATCTTGGCTCACTTACAGACGATCTAGCTACGATTGATCTTTCCTCTGCCAGTGACCTTATCAGTACAAATCTCGTGAGAGACTTGCTTCCTGATGATTGGTTTTTCTGGCTTAACGCAACACGTTCTCATCGCGCTCTGGTTAGAGGTGAATGGGTAGAGTTGAATAAGTTCTCCTCAATGGGGAACGGTTTCACCTTCGACCTTGAATCCCTAATTTTTTATGCGCTTAGTTGGGCTGCGGTTGTTTCTCGTGGGCTTAATCCTTTCTGGGTTAATGTTTTCGGGGATGATATCGTTGTCCCGACTGATGACGGGATGGAGGACTTCATCGTTAGACTCTTCGATGATTGTGGTTTCACGATCAACAGAAGTAAATCTTACTTTGAAGGCCCGTTCCGAGAGTCCTGTGGCTCTGACTATTATCAGGGGTTAGATGTCAGGGGCGTTTACCTTAAACGCCTCGATACTGTCCTTGACTTAGTTAAAATCCACAATCGTCTCTGGACGTGGGGTAACCGGTTGGGTGTTTCAGTTAAGCATCTCTGTCGTTTTATACGCCAGTTTTGCCCTGGAACCCCGGTCGTCCCGGCTATCCTTGGTGATGTAGGTTTGTTCGGTCACTTTGATGAAGTGACTCCACAAGTCTTACACCCAGGATCCGAGAGCTTCAAGATCCTTACTATCCAACCAATCTTTCGCAAGATTGTTAAGACTGATAGGTTCCTGTTGCTAGACCGCCTTCAAGGCTCTGAGTTCGCATTGAACAATGTTCAACTAAGATCAGAACCTATCGGGTACCGGTTGTCTTACGTGGCGAGCACTTGGTACTAGTACCTTTTGCCGTCGGACATGGATTTCCATGCCTTCCGTGTAGGGTATTCCTACATGCCGTGTAATTACACGTGAAGGGTAGTTTTCTACCTATAGG